ATTTGGGCCCAAAATAAACTGACTTGAAGTTAATGGTTCAGTGGTTCCATTACTATAATGAATGGAATATTTTTCTGCATCAAAAGGTTCAAAAAACGCACTAGTAATACCAACATTAGAAACAGATATTGGTGTAGTTAACTGTCCAGATGGATTTGTTTGTAACTCATATATTTGTTTAGTAACAACTAAATCAGATCTGGAAAAATCAATTGAGGCAATATTATTTTCTGGAAGTGGTGTATACAGTGAAGCATTATTAACACCCAGCATTTTTGGAAGACCTAATGAAAATGTGGTTGTTTCCGTACTTCCTGGAAGTGTCCCATCAGCAACGCCACCAACTGAAGAATCTAGTGGGACAACTGTTAATGTTGCACCATCTGCAGAAATGGCAGAAACTCTATTATATGTTAATGATGATGCACCTGCCTTTTGATAAGCAATAATAGAATCAGTTTTTATTCCAACAAAAGTTTTTCCAGGAGAAGTTATACTTCCACCACTAGTAATAGTAACTCTATCAGTAAGATTAAATCCAGTTGGTAATGCTCTGAATAAAATAGTATCTGCTATAAAATCAGTTTTCAGTCTTGCATCCAAAGATGTTGAATCTTGATATACTGACTTGACATCATCTATAGTGTATGTGACTATAGAAACTACAGAACATGAAACATTTACATTATCATTAAAGATTAACTGCTCCCCTTGAATAAACGTGCCTGAAGTTTGATTAAGTCTTAAAGTATTACCATTTCTTTCGGCAATATATCCAGTTGCACCACTACTTTGTCCACGAACATATGAAGTTAAAGGAGCTGCTAAAGGTGCTATAACTCCACTAGTGTATATTTCAGTGTATGTTTGTATATCATACAGATATAAATCCCAGGATGTTGTTGCATTTGCATATGATGCATCAGTGACATTATATGCATATACTCTAGCTTCACCAATTTTTGTACCTGTTCCAGCATTAGTTGTTGATGTATTTCTTCTGCGATTATGCAGAGAAATAGTATTCGTGTTTCTCAGTCCAACTAAAGGAGCTCCATATACATTATTGACACGCAACAAACTTCCCATTTCAAATGGGACAAGTGCCGACTCTACAGTTTCAGTATCTCTTGATTTTTCTACATCAATAACTCTAGATCCAGCTAATTCAACATCAAACCCCTTAACATATGCTTTTCCCGGTGAAACTCTAATACTCAATAAATTTTCAGATGGTACGTTATTACTTTCTGTTATTTGACCATTAGTATAAATTCCATCACTAGAAACCTCATCGTTTAAACATTCTAATGCATCAACAACAAAAGAATCTATAGCATAATTTCCAGACTCTTCATATGTTCTTTTAGCAAAATATTTTTGAATCTCTGAATAAACTGATCTATCTTGTAACTTTTTAACTTCACCTTTATCAACCCTCATTACCTCAACGAAGTTAACATCTTTATCATCATTAAGGTTTTTCTTCCCAAGTGTTAGGGTAATTTTAAACCTATCGGCACCAGGTGCTGCATAATTTGAAAATCCCCTAGCATTATCATTTAAATCTTTGTCATCAGATGCAGTTACAATTTCTTCGTTAATAAAAAGTCCTACTCTATAAGATGGTAGGATTGAATAAGGTTCTAAAACTATTTGTTGCTTACTTACATCAATAAATGTTCCTCGAACAAAATAAACCCCATCAGTGATTCCAACTGCGGATCCTATGGTATTTGGATCGGTATCAACCAAGGTTAAAATAGTATCCCCCGCGTTTAAAGTAGTATTACCGTAAGTAACATTTTCTTCAAGTAATAAAACTTCACCTGCTGGGAATTCTGATTGTTGTGAATCTAATGCTTCGTTTTCTTGTACACCAGAATTTAAATATTTAATATAAACTGTAATCTCATCAACACCATCTTCTGGTGGAAGAGAATATTTTTTAATAGACGCTAATATTTGAGATTTTTCTCCTTTAACCTTTTTACCAATCAACCTATCAAGATAAACTGTTACATCTATACCAAGATGTTGTGGATTTATCTTAATTCCAAAAAATCTATTATCATAAGTAACAGATCCTGGAATAACCATAGATCCTTCTTTAAAAATATGGCTACCAAAAGATTCTATTTGATTTTGTAAAATTGATTGTAGAGTGGTTAACTCTCTCGACTGTACAGGGAATCCAGGTTTAAATAAAACCTTATAATAGTTATCATTCTTATCAAAATCATCAAAATAAGGATTGATGTTTAGGTTAGTCTTTTGGGGCATTTTTTAAAATTCCAGAACGATTTTTATGTCTTCTTTTTGACGAGAATTTCTATTAATAAGTGGACGATTATCAATGTAAATAATCTCCCCCGATCCTTTATTTATTTCGGGATTTGCCATACCCTGAGTAAAGTTAACACCTAGATTGATTAATCTAGTTCCTGATATGTTAGTTGTAATACCACTAAAGTTGGAGTCAATAGATGCTGAGAAACCAGAACTCAAACCATTTACTAGATTGCTAACGGATGAACTAAATGTAAACGTTTTTCCTCTAGTAGAAATACCAACATAATCAGTTTCATCAAAGGTTGTTTGATTGTTGAAAAGTGATCTATCGGTAAAATATTTTAAAACTCTTGTTTCTGTATCGTATGATGCTACGTATGCTGAAGCTACACCACCACTAACTATCTGAGATATTTTTTCTCCCACTACAGGTTTTCCAACAACAGAGTTAAGTTTTAAAGAATATAATGAAGAAAATGTGTTAGAGTAAAATGTTTGTGCTGACCCAACTGCTGTTGGATTTCGTAAAATACCAACCTGAGCAAACTTAGTATCTATTGGGAAATCTTTTGTAGTATCATCAAATCTACTATAAATTAAAACCTTATCAGTTCCCAGTTCTTTGTATAAATCATATCCATGTCCTTTAGATGGTGGAATAATCGGTATTAATCTAGCACTTGTTCCTACAGTTGCTGAGTTAATCGGTCCAAGATCTACGAGACCATACGTATAGTTTTTACCTCCAGCAGAAACAACAGTATTTACAATTTTTCCACCAACAACATCAACACGAACTTTACCACCAGTCCCATCCCCAAGTATGTTCAGTTCTTGGCCTAATCCATTTGAATAATTAGATCCTCGTTTATCTATATAAACTTTTTTAATTTGATTTTCAAAAATACTAGAGTCTCCATTCTCCCGAATAGATCTATAAAGAGAATCTGTGGAGTTTTCCCAGTTATTTGGAACAGTTATGTACTCAGTAGAATCAAACTTAATAATATCACTTGGCGCAACACTAAAAAGATATTTCCAAACATATTCATCGCCACTATCACCCGCTCTTGCTGGTTCTAAGTCTGTAAATGTTGGTTGATCTTGAGAAATATTTCCAACTGTATTAATACCTGAGGAACCATTATCAATACAAATATAAACTCTATAATCCGAGTTCATTACATAATAGTTTGCATCATATAGTCTAGACGCCCTAGTCAATGGTGACGGATTTAGAATGCTATAATCATGACGATACATTTCATATCTAGTTCCTCTATTCCAATCTATTCTTCTAATAAGTCTGCGAACATTTGCAGAAGAAACTCTTCTACCAAACATAGAGGTGTCTTTAACATGATTTAGATTAGAAATACTATCAATAGGTGCTGGTGTATTTGTATTCCAGTTTTCAGATCTACCAAAACCTACTATATTTGGGTTTGGTAGACCCATAAAAACATAAAATGAGTTTGAACTGTCTTCTATAGACTGTACAAAATTACTAGCATTTAATATTCTAAACTGATCAGTAACAATTGCCGACATCTTGGAGTCTTTTTTCTATATTTATACTATTATTCTTAATCTAAAGATGAAATGATTCTTATTGCACCACTATTCCTCAATCCAAAGGTTCTTCTTTGAATAGTTGGGAAATTAGTTAGCTCATGATCAACTGTTAAACCAGTTACACCTATTGATATTGGATTTGAGGATCTGGATAGATTGTAAAGTCTACCCCAAGATATTCTACCCAATGGAATTGTACCTATTCCAGAACTATATGATTGTGTATTAATACCAATAACATTACTATTAGTATGTACATTGCAGATAATAAATCCATCAGAAGCAATATTAGTTTCATCATGAACATAATAAATGTTGTCTAAAAATGTTGTCCCTATTCCAACAATAGATGAATTTGAAGTATCAACTGACGTTACTCCATTTCCAACTTTTGTGTCAACAATATATACTGGATATCCAACAACCAGATCATCCGCTACTGCCACGTCTGCTTTATAGAAGAACTTTAATGCTAATGGATGACCACCTGTTCCAGGTGCCGTTGTTATTCCCGTGATAATACCCGAAAATCCTTGGACATTTGATATTGTTTTAACAGTTTCATATTCAAATTTTGGAGTCTCAATAATAACCAGTGGAGGATTAGTATATCCAAATCCAGGATTTGTTATTGATACTGAAGAAACAGATCCATTCACAACTAATGCAGTTGCTACAGCGGTTGATCCAATACCTGCAGAGAGATTTATTGGGTTTGAAATTTTAAGATTTAATGGAGAAGTACTATACCCAAATCCAGGATTAACAATGGTTATTTGACTAATAGATCCACCAGTACCAACAGTTGCGGTAAATGCGGCGCCAATATATTCTCCACCAGGAACTATCAAAGCGTCAACACTGTTAATATTTACGCCATAATAGTTTTCCTCATAGTTAAAGAACTGGGCATCATCGACAAAAATTTGAGTATCTAATGGGTTAATATTCTTAATAACCTTTGCAGTTGGGTAAATTTTGGGTTCAATCATTTCTCTAGATTTGTAGATATAATCACCTTTTATGACTAAATCTTTTTTCTGCTTTTGCCATTCTATAGGTTTACGATTGATTTCATCAACTCCGAGACCAACATAGATATCAGTTTCAACAACATCCGATCCAGGAATATCAAATATAGTTCTATAATTTTCTTGGGATATTGTTGATTGAATGTTTGGATTTTTGGAAACTAATACTTTATCTCCAATTTTTATAGTTTCATTGATATCTACAATCTGAACATCAACGTTTCTATTTCCAACATAGAAGAAAATGTCAATTTTATCATAAAACTGTGGTGCTTCTGAGAACACAAATGATGTTCCGCCACGGAATTCATAAGATACACCAGGAGTTTGTATAACTCCATTAACAAATATAACTAAAACAGCACTTAGGTCAATTTCTGAAGAAGTCGAATCTGCAGGATCAGTTTGGAAACTTAAAAGTTGACCGTTATAATATAACGGGAATCTAACTCGCGATCCATTTTGTAAGTTTTTAACAGAGTCAATATAATCTAACTCACCAAACTGCCATGCTGAGAAATAATCATTAAATACTGATTCAACAGTTAACTCAAAGTGTTGTAGTGGTGCATTTAATCCCTTTGCTGTTACCAATCCAACAGCTCTAATAACATCACCAACCTTAAAAGCATATCCTGGACGAGATATTTGGAAAGATTTAACTTGATGGAGTGTAGATCCAATACCCGTAGTGCTTGCTGGACCAACATCAATAGTTAAAAGCATATTTTTACCAGTTTCTGATGTTACACCAACATCACGTCTAAAAACACCAGTAACTGGTAAGTTTTCATATATTGGTTCTGAAACAAGTATAGTTGGGTTAGTATATCCAGAACCACCCGAAATAATATTAAATGATAATGTTCCACCAGCACCTACAGTTGCTGTAATAGATGCAGATGCTCCAGTATGCCCAGTGTATTGTGTAACGCCGACAGAAACGATTCCACGGTATCCAGATCCAATGATATCAGTTGCACCTAATCCAACCGATACAATGCTGCCGCCAGAAACTATAGCGGTTACAGATGCACCAACTAATGGAGCATAACCCAATCCTGGAGTTGAACCTAAAGAAACAATAATACCACCTCTAGGAAGTTGATTTTGATTAACATCAAATTCGGATTCTACAGGAGATCCATTTGCTGAAGAAATACCACTGAAAACTACACTTGAGATTCCAGCATTTTCTACAAAACTATAGTTATTGCCTGAGTTATTGACAGTTGTTGGTGTTTGGAATACTCCATTAATGAACAGAATTCCATTTCCAATGGTCATTCCTGTTGTATTTGCACCTTGAACTGTTAAACTATATGTTTTACCTATACCCGTAAACTGATCGGATATATCATCAAACAAAGTGTTTGTGGTATAATCACTTCTTAAGAACGTTCTTCCAGCAAAAGCAGCTCTTACATATGGTAGATTACTTGCATCTCTTGAAGATCTAGTGTTTCCTTTTGGTGGTTCAAGGAAATAAATTTTACTTTCAACAATATTAAATGATCCTCTATAAACTTGGGCAATAGATCCATCAGTATGTGTAGTTACTGCAGTTCCAACCGATCCTCTAGAAACTTGAACTAATGGATAAGTATCTATTCCAACTGGTGAACTTGAAGTTATAGGTCCTATAGGAGTTGATCCATATCCAACAATATTAACCTTCATAAACTCATTATCAATTTTCAACACATCTCTTGGTTGTAGTGTTGAAATACCTGTCAAAGAAATAAATGATGTTGCTATGCTGACAAGACCATTATTATTTTGTAAATAATGTCTAATCGGCGTGTATGTTATTGGTTGTTGAACAATCCCATCTAAAGAAATCACAGATTTCTCTAGTTTTTTGGTCATATCTAGTTTATGTGCATTACCAGATCCAGAATCAGTAAATGTAACATAAATTCCTGCTTGTGCATACTCTTTTCTAGTTGAAAGTTTAAACTCATTTGGACCTATAACAATAGGATACACATAAGTTGGAAGTTTATTAGTAATAACACCAACATTATTTGCAGTAGATCCAATACCAACACTGGATGGTTCAACGTCATTGAATGTCGATCCTGGAGTGTAAACAAGCTCTTCACCAGTTCTGAAGAAATGATTTGGAACATTGAATATTCCTGTTACTTTATTGAGTTGAGAACTATTTGCTGGGTTAAAAGTTTTCTGATAAACAGGTACGCCCTGATGTTTTAGATCAAAATCAACCTTATTCGCTCTATTTCCATTTATACCATCATATGCAGAAAGAAGAAGTTCTTGTCGAGAAGTTCCATAAACTAACGCAGGTGGTTGATTATCAAAATCATTCTGTGTATAGAAAACTTCATTATAGGTTTGAACTGTTACGTTTGCAGTATACTGTGAATCTGGATGAAAACTTATAGTTGATGTATTACCTATAGAAACTACACCAAATGTTCCAATACCAGAAGTACTACCAACTGAAACAAAAGGATATTGAGTTATTTTTGTATTATTTTTATCTCTAACTGCAAGAATCTGATGTAATGCACTTGTATTTCCACATGAAACTCTAATAAGACTTTTTACTGAAGAATCTACATTATTGTTTAGTTTACAAACACTAATATTTGTAGACCCAACTTCATGAAGACTCTCTAGTCTTATTGTTCTTTCAGATCCTGGGGACTGATCTGCAACATTAAATCTATAAGTTCCTATACCGCTCGAAGTTTGAACAAATCCAACTATATTTGCCCTAACTAAAATAGAAGATGATTGATTATTAATCATCTGCAGAGATATAGTATTATTTACACTATCAATTGATGCCGTAACTATACCAATACTATTATTGCTGGAAAAAATATTATTATCATCAAAATAATATTCTGCTAAATGAGTGTCTTGTCCATCATAATCTAATAAAACCTCCAGATAGTTAAGTTTTTTAGTAAAATTATTTTGTACTTGAATATTTGCGAATAAAGATTTAAAAGTTGAAATCGGATAAGATATAATTGTTGAAGATATACCAACAGTCGACGCTGGAATAGTAATATTAGAACCAGAAACTTTTACTGATCCAAAAGATATTGTTCCTATTCCAGATCTATCATCATCAAAATAAGTTCGTAAAACTTTTATGTCATGATCAGTATTATATGGATCTGTTGGAGTAAATCTTAAACTTTTTTTATCAGACGAATCAATCTGTGCTTCTATATTTCCTATAGTTCCAGTGCTAAGTGTATTAACTGAAGATTTTTCTAAAGTTATTACATCATTTTCAGTCATTAAAACAATAATCTCCGCTATTTCAGTTTTAAAAGAATCTGGATCTGTAACTTGAACTAACAGTCTTTCAAAATTATTGTTTAAATCAAAAATATCAACATATCCATCTTGGAATCCTTTACTAGAAAATCTAGAACTAACATCATCTATTAAAAGAACTCTGTTAGTTTTACATAATGTATAATCTGCTAAACTTCTATTATAAAACTTGAGATATTTTGATCTATCAAGATTACTCTGCTGACCATTAGGACGACTGTCATAATCACTTATTAAATCATAGTTGTTAATAGAATCAACTCTTTTTTCATCATAAATGTCCAAAATAATAAGATCATTACTGAAAGAAGTGTATGCCGCCCCAACATCGAAAGAAGAAAGAATTGAAGTATCTGCAAAATTCTTTAGTCCTGCTGGGTGGAGTAACCTATTAACAGGATCTACCATCTTATCATATGTAATAGAACTCTTTACTGTATATGATAGATTTTGATAATAGTCATTATCCGGTAAAACTTGATAGTCTTCACTTAGTTTTCCAGTACTACTATTCCATCCATATTCCTGACGACTCGAATAATCTATTTCAAAATAACCAGTGCTAGTTTTAATAGACTTTACTACACCTATTGCACCAGATAAAGTTCCTTTCATTCTTTCATTTACAGAAAGTTCATATGTACCTTGAACTTTTATAAAATCTTTTCTAACTTGAGAAACATAAAGATCTCTCTCAAAAAATCCAGATCCAGTATTAGTATAAAGTTTTTCACCTAAAGAAAAAATGGATCTTTCTTGAATAACATTAAAAACAGGATAATCTTTTTTATTAACAATAGAAGCATACCCAGATTGGAAAGTTTTTGCTATTCCTGGATTTGTAGTTAATCCAGCAATACTAAACTCTAATTTTGCAGGATTAGTATTTTCATATAGTGAAACAGTAAAGAACTGATATTCATAATCAGAAGAGTTGAATCCTGTTCCAGAAACTGTATTTTCAATACCTTCTACATAAATTTGATCTCCAATGCTAAAGATATTAGTGCTAAAACCAATAAAAGGAGTTTGTAAACTACAAGTAACAACTCCAGAACGACTAGAAATTATTGATCCAATCCCAACTCCATTTGAGTTATTGATTGCAATAACTTGATGTGTAACATTATCTAATCCATAAATTGGAGAAATGGTTTCTACGTTAGAAATAGATGCATTTTGAGATATTGCCTTTAAGGATGCAGTATCAACAACTCTTTTAGATACTGGATTATAAACAATCAAATCTGGTGGAGATATGTAATTTTTTCCTCCAAATATAACCTCAACATTTTGAATTGTATCTGATGATTCTAAAACTACCGTTGGTGAAATAAATGCTTCAGGTCTTAACGTTTTATCTGAAGAATATTCATATCCATAATCTAAAACTCTAATTTTTTCAATTCTTCCTATAGTTTTGGATGATGGTAAAATATTTGCATTTTGACCATTTTGACTATCCACATTTACAAACTTAGGAAGTTTTTTATATCCATTACCTGGAAATAATATTTTTATTTTTTCTATTGGACCACTTACACTTGCTGAAGATGTTGAATATTTCAGTACTTCACAATCTCTTTGCTCATAAACTAATTTTTCTGGAAGTTTTCCAATGGAAATATTGAATGTATTTGTTGAAATACCCGTTAAACCAAAAACTTTATGGGAACCAGTATATGCGCTATTTTTGAAAGTTATTTTTGAATAATTGACTACATCTTTGTCGGATGTGCTAATATATCCTCCCTTTTCTAAGGCATAATATAAGATTGATGGTAAAGATCTAGAATATGTCAATTTTAGATAAGAAGTTGTTCCAACCCCAACAACTCCAGGAGTTCCAACCCCAGAAACATTGAAATTAAAAGTATCAGACACACTTACAAACTCGTTGCGATAATCTGAATCTGTAAATAGTTTTAGTTTAAAGTTTCTAAGTGATGAATCACTAAGATTAAACACCAAATCGTTTCCTTTTGTAACAGAAATAGGAGGATTAACCTTGGACAATTGGTGCATACTGCCACCTATTCCAGTTATTTTAACTGTATTAGGTGTTTCTAGTTGGATATCATAGTAAGTTTCAGATAATGAAATAACATTAGAATCAATTTTAGATATAAAATAATATCCTGTAGATAAACCAGAAGCAATTACATCATTGCTGTTATAATAAACTTTTTCTCCATCACTAAATCCATGATTTGAAATGGTTATTCTTCCGGTATTTGCATTAATATTTGCTGATGTAAATCCAACGGGATTTACTAAAAGTTTTTCATTATCAAAATCATATTTTAATACGACTGGAGTTGTACCTCCAATACCAACATCAAGACTTGGAGTAATCTGCAAATCTATATTATCCCCATTTTTTAATAAATGTGGAGCAGCAGTGATTACTTTGGTAGAAACATGATCAATTGTCCCTATAATCTGATTAAAATCAGACTCTATAGAGTATTCAAAGTTATTTGAACCATTACTGTAAAAATATAAACCAGAAGTTGTTGTAAGACCTACTTGTGTAGTTAATCCAATATAATCTTTAGACTTGTTTATAATATAAACAGTAGATTCTTGTGTGACTACATTTGGAATGTTAAAAGTTATTCCTGCAGGATTTTCTGGTGATGGTGGTTGATTTCCAACAATAAACGCTGATGCTGCTGGATGTTTAGATAATATAACTTTTTGTCCGGTTTTGAATGGGTGATTCTGTATATAAATTGATTGCGTTGGGATAGGAACAGACGTTGTAGTTTCGCCAACTGTATATGAAGTTTGAACTTGTAATCCCTGAGTTGTTCCAATACCAACTGATTGAACACCATTAAAATAAACTTTATCATCAACGGATGACTCAAAATAAGGAACTTTTACTTGAACATCAAATCTATTGTTTAAGATAGATATTGGCGTTGTCAAAGTGTGTGCTGCACCAACAGTATGCCTTTTTACTCTTAAAATAGACCCTTCTGGGAAAATGTTTAAAACCGTTAAAACTTCGTTATCTATTTTAATAGAACTACCTACAGAAATATTATTTGGTATTCTAGAAACATAAATGTCTTCAACGCTTTCTGCAGCAGTGGAAGACATTGCCTTGAACAAAGATATATTTGCAGTAGGAATACCAACCCTAAAAATACCATCAAGTCCTGTAATAGAACTACTTAATCCAGATACAATAACAGTATCACCTTCATTAAGTAAATTAAATGGTTTTTGATGAATAGTTACAGAATCATTATTGTTCCAAACAAAAACGGAGTTTTCATATTTTATAATTGAACTTTCAACCTTAGTAATGTTTTTACCTCTAACATGAGAAACAACAGCACTCAATCCACTGCCATTTGTTTCAATATCATCAAAGGTTAAATTTTCTCCAACTTTATAAAAATCACCACCATCAATAACTTCTAAAGAATCAACCTTTCCTCTTTTAACAGATTCAATAACAGAATATTGTGCTAAAGACTCATTAGATTCTATAATAAAATCATTGTTAGCAAACTTATCTTGAGTTTTATATGGGAAAGTATTTCTGGCAAGACTTGATTTATTAAAATCAAAGTTTTTTTGATTGAGTGTTTTATTTTCTAGTATAACTTTTGATCTAAAAGTGTTTCCAATAAAATATGGATATGATGGAATTAGTTGATTCGTTACAAAACTAGTTTGAACTCCAACAAAATATGCATAAGTTCCATTTGGAAAATCTGGGGTTTTGCAATATCTACCGTTTGAATAATCTAAATCACCAGAATCACTATACTTGTAGTCTTCTATGAAGAATCCACCAGAGAAAGATGATGGTCTATCTTCTATATTTGAAGTTACTAAATCATATCCTGGTTTTAATATCTTGATAGGTGAAGTAAGATCGTCTGGCTTCGAATATCCATAAGGTCCATATATGGGATTTCCATCATATGCCCATCCAATAATTGGAGAGTGTGAAGACCCATTATCTGAGAAATAATTTGTCGCTAGATTTTGATTATATCCAATAATATTATATGTTAAACCATCTTCTTGATCAAAGAGATAATCGCTTTCAAATTTAGACTGTTCATTTACAGTTAAACCACGAACCCTAACGTCAAAAATTGCACCCGTTCCCCTTGGTTTAACATAGATTGACGTATTTGAAGCACTATATCCTATTCCTGGATTAATAACAATGATATTGGTTAATCTTTCATTGCTAATAACTGGGCGTAAAATAGCACCAGATCCACTTCCAACGATTTCTAAATCTGGAGTTGAACTATACTCAGTTCCACCACTTAAAACTTGAGCGGCAACGATTCCACCATTAACTATAATGGGTCTTACTTGAGCATTTTTTCCATTTTTTAATGATATTACTGGTTTTTTTTCAAGATTTATTATATTTGATCCATATCCAGTTCCAGATTCATATAGGTATGCATCTATAATTTTTCCAGTTACAACTGGAGTAATGTTAAATGATCCAGTAACTGTACTCCCATAAGAAACATTTATAGAAACATTAATATCTGGGTATTTGAAGATATGATATCCGGATCCAGTTGAGTTGAAACTAACATTTTTTGATCTAATATAATCCTGCTGATTCGGAGAGTTTACGTTTGCACCCGCATTTGCCAGTTTAAAAGAATTATCATTTATTTTTAAAATATAATATTGATTTGCTGTTGATAAACCAGATATAGTAGATCCTGTTGTCTTATATTCTATAAGATCTCCATTTTTAAATCCATGGTTCTTAAAACTAATGGCATCATAATGAGTTGAAATACCAGATGGTTTTACCATCAGTTTTCTGTTTTCATATCTTTGTCCAGGATTTAAAACTTTGATTGATCTTATAGTATTTTTGGATAATGTTCTAAACTTATGAATACCTCCTGAGACTCCACCAGCACTAGCAATACCTACAGTGTTAATACCGGCATTATAATCAGTTTCGTTTTTATAAACTCTGATGGTTCTTGGATTTATGATTTTAGCGTAATATATTGTTCCACTTACAAGAGTCTGAGTTTGAATATTAGACCCTGCATAAGATGAAATACCGATTGGAGTATTTCCATTTTGATTGTAAATTATAGGTTCACCATCTCTTAGATTATGTTGAGAAATAAAAGTTATTGTTTCATCTGTAGAATCCAATCCACCACCAAAGAATAAATCTCTACTATCAAACTCTATTTCTCTAAATCTTTCACCCATGACTGGTTGTAAAATACACCCAGACCCATTCCCACCAGATAATGAAAGAGATATAACTCTCTCAACATCAAAATCTTGAGGATCAATATAAACTGCAGTAACTATACCACTAATAACAGGTTGGACCAGAGCAGTTGTTGCCGCTCCTGTTAGAGATGATGGTGTTATTTCAATTTTTGGTGGGTTAATAACATCGTAATTTTTACCAGAACTTATAACATCAAATTTTTCTAAAGGACCATAATAGACTTTATCAGATGAATTCGGACTGACAATTTCAACACCATTAACAAGTAATCCTACTGGTCCTATTTCCCTAAGATCTTCATTATTTTTTTGTGGTGTTTCAATCAAACTTTTATTGATTGGAAACTTTCTTAATATACTTTTAGGTGAAATTTGTTTTTCTCTATGAGATTCTAATATAAAATTATGAGATCCAGAAGAAGGTGTGAGGTCAAATTCAACGTAAGAAATATCACGCAACTGAAGTTGCCCCTTTGACTCATATAGTCTTATTGTATTTGATAATGTAAATGATACAAAATATTTGGCACCTGCTATTAAACCAGATATTGGCGTAGAACTTGGTTCGTAAATTACACGATCTCCATCAACAAAAGGAACTGTTGATGGAAAAGAAATAGTTGAATATCTACCAGTTTCAAGATTAAACCCCCCCAAATATACATCAGATCCATTTGGAATGGATGCTTTACTGATTGAAGTTCTGATTTGATAGTTTGGTATAGAGTTAGATGTCACATATCCAAATCTATCTGATTCGGAATATACATTCAAAACGTTAGATAAAATCTTATTATTACCATATTTTAATGGAGTATTTAATGAAGTTCCTTTAGAAAGTTTTCTTCTAATATCATACTCCAAACTGGAGTTGGGTGTAAAAGATCCAGAAATATTTAAAATAACTTCATTAGTTGTTCTATTGACGTTAGAAACAATAGCTTCATTTAAAACAGTGTTTACACTACCCCTTAGTAATATTTCAACAGTATCACCTATGGCAAGACTTGACTTATCAATCTCACTAGAAAGTTTAAAAGTAGAACCAAATATTGTAGATACAAAGTATCTAGAACTTGTATTATAAATCCAAGAGTTGCCAAATATTTGTTTATATGTTTTATCTCTGCTTGGATTTTTAATTGGATCTCCAACATTTTTTATAGAAATTTTTTCATTTTCATCTACCAGATAGATATCGGAAGTTGGTTTAAAATCAGAAATAACTCCAGTGATTCTTAGATGAATCTTATCAGAATCATTTTTACCACCATATCCGTAAATAACTTCATTTGATCTTATAGCATCAGTTTGATTAATCTGATGAAGAACATTAAAACAGTCTAAAAATTGATTTACAGTTTTTGATCCATAAACTATTTGTACATTATTTCCAGAGACAAGAGTTCCAGTTTGGCCAAATCCTACGGTCGAATCTACGGAAATAATGGAAGATCCAATAGAAACCGTTTCTAAAACTTTGGTTTTTCCTGGAACAGTAAAAATACCGTTTATTAAATCACGCTCATCGTAACCAATGAATAAAGAAATTTTATAATATATTTTACCATCTCTGGATATTGTTTCAACTTCAGATACCGAAGCATTGGTATTTACATCTGTTGATTTATAAATTGTTTTACCAACTAATGTACTTGGATCTCCGCCAGATATTTTTTCTGCAACTATAACTTCTCTTCTAAGAAATTCTGATCCAGACGATTTTAATAATCTTTGCTCAAGATCAAAAACTTGAGCATTTTCTCCATATAAAACATTAAATAAGATTCTAAATGATTCTGCAGTTCCTTTTGATTGATAGAAACTTCTTGCATTTTTAATAAAGTTTCCTACATTCAATCCAGAATAAAAATCATTATTTTCCAGACCAGGAGTTAGATAAAACTTTAACTTTTTATAAAATTCTTTTAAAAACAGTGAGCTCAGATTTTGAACTATACTTGATGAAGTATGTGCTGTACTTTTTGAAGTTGAAAAAATCAAAGATTTTTGATTTGTTACTGTTGCAACTCCACTATAACCAGTAACGCCACTAAATCCTCTAATACATCCAGTAAAGGTGTTCCCAGAAATTCCAGTATATGTAATAATCTCATCATTAATCTTTAAAAGACCATATTCTTGAGGAAATCCTTTTGTTGAGGAAACTGTAATACTTGTATCAGTTGAAGAAATATAACTCGTGAGAGTTGTACTTCCAACCATTACTTCGGAGGTTAGATTATCTAACTTTAAATATTGATCTAAATTTTCGGCAATATCTATCGAACCGCCTTGATATTCTTGAGAAATGTAATATTGCTTTAAAAACTCGACTGATTTTGGAAATTCAGATCTTATAAACTCAGGAAGATTATTTTCAATAATTTGATTAATCTGAACTCTTTTTTCAAAAACTGCCATTTTATTTCCTCTCTAACTGTCCGTTAGAATAACTTGAAGTATAATAATCTCTGGTAAATACAACCCCAGAAACATCTTCCCCTGAAGCGATAACATCTCTTATCATATTTATTCTGCTCTTGGAAACATCAAAACTAATATACAAGTCTTTAAGACCAACAACATCATTTGACTCTGGGTATGCTTGAATCTCTATAATATTGTTAGGTGCTAAAGTTGAAGTGATGTTGATTGTATTTAAAATAATTTCACCTGTTGCATAGTTAACTGTCCCAACAGATCTGAGAACAACGCGGACAGCACTAGTTGGTGTTTTTGTAATCGCAGTCAATATTCCCATATTACTTCCATCAAGTTTTCCAGTTAATGGATCAGTATTTGGAACATCAGTTATATAAACAACATCATTACTGCCAAAAATTGTAAATCCAGTACTTTTAATATTATATCCTTCACTTTTAAAATGAAAACGATTACCAAAACATAGTTCATATTGTGCATATTGATTAATCGATGCTGGAAGATCTCTTCGGATGACAATTTTTGTTATATTTGAAGTGATTGAATCAGAAACTCTATCAATTAACTGAACGATTTTACTATATTTAAATCTACCACCAAACTTATTAATATCAACAGATCTTGAATATTCATAAAGAGAACTTACAACAGAGGTTTTCAAGTCATCAATATTTGAAACTTGTGCGCTGTTATAATAAACAGTTGAATCAAGTTCAACATACAGAACCTGAAGATCTGATATTTCTTGATTTATCCCTACAATAGAATATTCTCTTAGTTTATTTTTAATCACACCCTTATCAAAATCAGAAACATAAGATCCGTTTTTTGGTTTGATACTAATAAAAACTTTTCCAAATTGTGGAGGATCTAGTTCTTCTCCACCGACAACAGAAACTGATTCTGTATTTGGATAGATCTCATGTATAACTGCTTCGTAATCCCTGGGTGTAACCGCCCTGTACTGCGCTGAATAAAGGCGAGGGGCAAAATACTTAATAGATGAAATATCTTCAATCTCGCCGCCATTTCTTGCCGAATTAACGGTCACTACCGAAACGTTTGTTAATGGTATAACTCGTACATTTGAACCATCAACAAATGTACCTTGGAAATCAAATGCCGATGGTCCATTTCCACTTTCACCATCGGTTATAATATATTTTGCAGTAATAACTGTTCCAGATGGTAGTTTTTTACCAAAAATTCCATCACCAAAAAGAATTTCATATTTTTCGTCCTGAACCTCTTGAATCAAATATATTTCCGAATCTTTTTTAAGATTTAAAATATTATCAACTTTAAAATACTCACGTCCCAATCCAGTATCATTTATACCTTTAACATAAACAACCAATGTTGAAGTATCAATATTTGGATTTTCTAAGATAAATCTTTGAGTCACGGATCCATCAACAGTCCATTCTTTGGTTAAAAGAGAACCTTGATAAACACGAAGTGGATCCGTGGTTGAACCAAATGTGGCAGTACCACTTATGATTGGTCTTGTAATATTTTCTGATACTGAGAATACATATGAACTATTACTCACTGTCCCGACACAAACCAAACCTGCCTCAAGAGTCAATAATGGGTTTGTGCTTGTAGTTTGTACATTGAAACGAATATCTGCCTGGGCCGCCTTTCTAGAGCGTGGTACGTAACCAATATTTCTTGCAAGAGAAACAACATTTTCTCTAAGTGCTGCAGAATCCAAAAACGATTCATTGACAATCAGATTTGAGTTAAATGCTGTAATATAAGTATTGTATGCAAGCGTATCGATTAAAATCGAAAAGTTAGATCCCTCAAAATCAAAGTCCGTAAAATTTGAGTTTGCACGGAGATAATCTTTGATTGAAGTTTTTATCTGATCGTAGTCAAGATTGGTAAACTGTGTAAAAGGCATTTTATCTCGTTGCCTGTAGTAAGAAAGTAAACTGTTGCGTTGGAATCTCTAGTCCAACAATATCAAAAAAGACACTTATTTCAAAGGTATTGACATCGGGTTGTGGATCAACCTGAACAACAACATTTGAAACTCTTGGTTCAAAATTACTAATGGTTGTTTTGATTTGATCTTGTATGATGTCTGCCGAGGCATAATCAACAAAATCAAACAGTTTTCTACGAATATCAGATCCGATAAGAGAGTTAAAAAACCTTTCTGTTGGAATGGTTTCAACTAGATTTCTTACGGATCTGACAATAGAACGCTCATTAATCAATACTGGCAAATCTTTTGTCACAGGATGAGGATCAAAAGATAAGCTGATATCCTTAAAATATTGTGATTTTTTTTGAATTGCCATCGAAAAATGGATTTTTCTTGCACTATTTATAGTGTGTCACCAAGATTTTCCATAGTTTGGTTCTGTTCCATAATCCCAATCGTTATAGTCTTCATCATTACGAATCTTTTCATGAAGTTCAACTTGTTTTGAAAAATCATGCTTTGGTGCAGTATCGTGCATAACCTCTTGAATCACTCTTTTTTGAGGTAATGACTCATAATCACTCACTAACTTTGTGGTTCCCCACATTTGATACATGTAGTTTGAATCTCGGTCAACTGGTAAATTTGACATTTTAGCTCCTGTTTTAACTTAATAAAACAGAACTTTTATAAAGGAGGTTGCTATCTCCCTATTTCTATTTAACGGTCTACTTCACGTATCGAATATGAGTCCGAATTGAGGTATTTTAAGAT